ACTTAAATTGTCTAGGATTTCTCCGACCGACTTAATTACATTACCACCAAGTATATCAACTAACTTACTCATACCTTCTTGTTTTTCTTGTACGCTACATAGAAATTAAATATTGTATAAGCGATACCCAGGAGTAGGGCAGCGAACCTTAACGCTGCTTCTACCTCTGTGAAACTTAACCCTATAGCTGTACCATTTACCGCTAGATTTTTGATTGAATCGTTGTCCATTAGTTATAGGGTTTTAGATGTTATCTACATCGTTTGAATTATCTCTAATAAACTTAGCCGCTTCGGATCGAGTCATCAAGCAATTTTTCGGATAGGCTTTGTTCTTTCCTAGTTTAAGTAAAGCGGATAGCTCTCCATCTAACCAACTTGCTTCGAGTTCGATTATATAGAATTTAGCGTTTCCGATTTTAACCATTGGGTTAGCACCGAACTTTCTACGATTGTATTCTCCAAGCTCTTTGAAAGTTGGATGAATCACTCCGTTCTGGACACCCTCTTCATCGTACTCAGGTATTCCGTACGTAGCTACTAACTCTGTTGGTATTAGTTTATTAAAAGTTGTGTTATCTAAACACATATATACATTTCCTCTCATAATAATTAATCGTTTGTATGTGCAGATAAACCTGCGTTATAATTGTTTTCTATTTCTTCTGCATCCAAAGCAATATCATAAAGTAATACATCGCTTATTCTTTCTGAATAACTTTTACTTGGGTTTTCGCTAAATCTACCTATCTCTAAAACATTTGTATTATTTGGTATAGCACCAGAATGAGATGTTGTAGTTGATAAATCTCCGTTTATATAAGTTTTTATATTAGAACCATCATAAGTTGCTGCTAAATTAACCCAACCTGAAGATGATATTGTGTTACTTGTTCCTGATGTTGTGTCAATATAAAAAGAAAAACTATCAGTACGTTTGTATAGCATATAATCATACGTTGGGTTTTTCCACTTACCAACTAAACCTTTATCATTTTCTGAGTTAAATTGAATCCAACATTGTACAGTTATCTCAGTTGTTGGATTTATAGAAGCATCATCAGCCACCTCAGCATAACCTGTTCCGTCTAAATTAAACGAGTTCAATCTATCTCGAACTGCGTTACCGAAGATGTCTTGTGATGTGTTGTTTGGGTTTGGTATTAAAGTAACCTCGTCAGATACAGGTGTACTTTTCGCCCAATTCATCATACCTAGTTGTGGTATTCTTGGTTGAGCAGGTTCGTATGTAGCACCATTTATAGTACCATTATTACCCTCTCCTGAACTATCGTAAGTTAATGAACCTGCACCCTCACTCATAGCCCAATATGCCTTTAAATTAGATAAAGCTATTGTAGTATTATCTCTATCGGTTACTAAGTTTTGAGGGTTTGCGTAATCGTATGCAACGTCATCTGTTAACCAAACTTTATCATAAACTTGAAAGTCAGACAAGATACCATCGTACCATTTTGGGTTTGTTTCAGGAGTATATCTTGCTCCAATATGAGTAGTAGTTGCAGAAGAAAAATCATAAGTAGAAATTGTTTTATCTGTACCTAATTGCACACCATCAACAAAGCATTTTGCAATCGTTCCTTTTACTGTTAAAACTATTCTTACCCATTGGTCTTGTGGAGGATCGCCAAAATCTTGCCAACCACCACTATAAACTGCTAGCTTTTGACTAGCTTGCCCAAACCCAAGTATAAACCTAGTTGTAGATGATTGAAAATCAAAAAAATAATCTGCTCTTGCATTATCTCTAATGTATGCCCAAAAAGCAAAAGTAGCATTATTACCACTCATAGAGAAACCACTTACATCAACATAATCTCCTGCACCATCAAAATCTAGAGCCTTACCTGTAAACAACTCGCCTACATTATTGTTGCCCGATTTGTCAGGTGTGATTTGAGTTAATTCTCGAACAGATACGTTTGAAATAGAACCTGCAAAAGTACCATTAAATGCTCTTAAATTTAATGTTGTATAATTTCCACTAGCAGTAACAACTTCTGTATATGTATTACTTACACTTCTTGCAGTTGTGTCTAAAACACCATCTCCTCCTAATCTAATTAAAAATGAACCTGCTGAAACATCTAAAGTATATGTAATACTATAACTTTTACCACTTACAAATGAGATATTTTGAGATGCACTTGTACTCCCACTTTGAGCAGTTCTAGTTATTCTATTGTTTGCTTCATCTATATCCCAACCTGCACCCTCTGCCCAATCAGAATCAGTAGCAAAATCTCCATTAACAACTTCCTCCCTACCTAATGTTTCGCTCGTTTCAAATCCAAGCCACATCTTTAGATTGGTTGTGATTACCTGAGCCGCTTCGCCCAGGCTTCGGATTGCTCCGATTACGTTTGTAAAACTTATTATCATAATTTAAACGTTTTAAATTAGATTAATATAAAGCTACTATGTCCGCTGCTATCGTTCCTGTTTGTCCTGTTGCGAATACTCTTTTAACTTGAACTGGCAAATACGAGCCACCTAATAGACCTACGAACTCAACCGTATCACCCGATATAGTAGTTACTTTTAAATCACCACCTGTACCGATGTATAATACAGCTCCTGGTATAGCTAAATCTGCACTATCGTTTGGCGTTACAGCCACACCTTTAATTGCTTGTTGCGTTACTTTGTTAGTTGGAATGAATCCCATAATTTTAGTTTTTATTAGTTGTTATTAATTGATTGTTTAAAATTGTAAAAAGGTAGTGAGAGAAACTAGGCGAAAAAGGTAGCGAAAACCTAACCCCCTCACACCTTTTAGTTTACTTTTACTATACCTCTATCGTTCCAAAGGTCACCTCGATTTAGACCTCTATTAGACGTTGGTAATGTGCTTCCACTTAAAGTGTCCATAGTAGGAGTATCGCCTTTATCTCCCTTCTTTCCATTTGCACCTGTCGCACCTGTCGCCCCTTTCAATCCTTGGTCGCCTTTATCGCCCTTATCACCCTTTGGTCCTTGCGTTCCGCCTGAAACATCTTCTTTTAAATGTCGTCTAAGTTCGTCTATTTCTTCCGATATGTTTTGTAACTGAAGATAAACTATACCTAACTGAGCAAAAGAACCCCTATCTTGTATGTGTTCTCCGTTATTAAACTTAGTTTCTAATTCAGTTATCTTAGTGTCATCAACTTTGTCTTTACCATCACCTGTCTTAGTGAATATAGTCTTATTTTTCTTGTTTGCTAGTGCCATATCTTAAGGTGTTGCGGGTTGTGTATTGTATTGTAAAACGATTGTCATCGATGTGTTTTGAATTTGAGATGTATCTTCCCTAGATATAGATATAACATCTCCTTTAGTGAAAGTCCAATTACTAGGACAATCAACCTCAAATGTAGTTGTATATGAAGAAACACTTAAAGCATCGCCAATTCGAGTGCTTGAATCTCCATCTTTATAAAACCTTAATATAGATGTTCTACTTCCTGTATGTGAATTATAGTTAAGTATTTTTTTAATAAAACCATTATAAGGAACTGTAAACATTAATTGATAATCAGAAGAACTAAGAGTATTACTAGACGCAATAGAAGCACCCGATAAAGGTATATAAGTTTCACTTGTATTAGCATTATGATAGTGAGCTGTCCGAATGTCAAGTACGTTTTCCGCTTTTACGTTGGTTAGGTCGGATTTAAGCGGTCTTAAAACGCTTCCGATAGGATATATAATGTTAGTTATAAAATCGTCTAAAAGAACTTCAGTAGCCCCTTTGTTAGACTCACTTCTTGACTTAACAACTATAGCATTTGAACCATCAGGATAGCTAAGAACTAACTCTTGATTGTTATAAACTTTAGCACTTGTTGTTCCATTAATTTCCACTTTATCGCCTGAAGTGTTAGAGGGTATTGCAGTATCAATAACTCCAATATTATCGTTACTTAAATCAGTTTGTATAATATTATTTACACTTAATACACTTTGATTTAAAACATTTGTAGGTGTTTGTGAATCAGGAACTATTAAACCTTTTTCAGCAGTTGTTCCTGAAGTAACATATTGTATATCATCATTAACTTTATACCATTCCCCACTCATTATCTCACTTTGAGCTTTAAATGTACCTCCTAAAAATGAATAGTATTTAATAGAAGAATCATCATTTAAACTATATTTAATTAACCTAAGCGGTGAGATATTGTTTGATTGTATGTCAGCTTGTAATATCTCAAGTGGTTCAACCTGTAAAGCTAAAAATTCATTAACTAAAAGTTGACTTATATTATCAGGATCGTCAGGAGAGGGGTTTCCTCTTTGAAATTCAGTTGATGATTCCCATTGGTTTGTAGATGAATTAAAATGCTGTACTGAAAACATTTTATCTATTTCAGAACTACCAATTTTTAATTCTTTTAAATCGTATGATTCTGAAGATGTTACTTGAGTTTGATTTGCTTGATATTCAAGTTTATATGCTTCACTAGAAAATTCACCATTTCCTGATACAGATAAATTTATATCACTACAAACCGTTGATGTAGAGGTAGGAGTTGGATCGTTTAAAGGTTGATAACTATAACTATTAATACTTCCTCCAGGAAAAGAAGTTTGCGGTATTACTTGAGAGTAATCGTTTGTAGCTGTAAGTTGAATACTTACATCGCCTTGAATACCTGGAGCTTCTATATCCGCAGAAAAATTTATATCTGTTCTAAATTTATGATTTGGAGTAGTGTCATTTGGAAACTCTTGAAATGCACAAGGACCAACAGTATCATCAGTAAATGTACCGAAAAAATTTTGCGAATAAATTGGATTTGATTGTGTTGTATTTAAGTAGTTATCGCTTAAAGGGTTACCCACATTACTATCATAACCTAATTTTATTGTTATTGTAGTTGGTGTGGTAGTCCAAATAAATTTAGCTAAACCTGACCCATCTATGGATGATGAAGGTTCTTTTAGATATTTTGTAGTAGTACCATCTGTTATAGAAACTATTAAAGAAGCTGTTGTTTTAAATGAAGAAGCTCTAACTTCACCTGTATAATTATACAAACTACCAAAAGAAAATTGGCTTGAAGTAATTTGCTCTCTATGTATTGCGTGAAAATTAAGACTAAGAAAATCATCTGTAGTAGTTGGTAATTGTATTGCACCTGCTACAAATGAAGTTGTTAAATCGGCTGTTGGTGATATGTAAAAAGAAGTACCACCTAAAACATAATCAAGTCTAACGCTTTCAAAAGAAGGATCGTACATTAACGTACTGCCACCTAAAATGATATTGTTAGATTGGTCTATTGCTAAAACAGTATCTACATTACCTACAGATGTTGAACCTGGTACTCCAAGCCTTCTTTGCCAAACATTTAAAGTTCCGCTATTATTGTTAACTAGACTATTAGGCTGTATAAAATAATAATAACCTTCAGCTAAGAAACCAATGGTATTAAATGCTTTTAAAGAGCCATCTATTACATCTGATTTTTTATATTGATATGCTTCATCAAAATTTGAAACATTACCTTCATCGTCATATTTTGTTCTTTCAGTAAAAGCCCCTCTAGTGGTAGCATATATATCAAAAGGATTGCTACCTTGGTAGGTATCTTCAGGTCGCCACCAATCAATAGCCATTCTTAGCCATTGATAAAGAGAAGGGATAGGGGTGTCAGTAGAACTTATAGAACTACTAGCAACTCCCATTTCGCTTGCAAAATCAAGTAAATGATTACTTATAGGTAATGGAGTTTTTTTATCTACCTCTCCTGAAAGTTCATCTTTTTTTCTTTTAGTAAAATAACCGTAAGAATCTGTTGCTGAAATTTTAGTAGAATAAGGATAAGGAGCGTTTTGAATAGAATCAAACCCTGGTTGAATCCATCCGAACCACCAAAGACCTTGATTGTTTATGTTGTTTTTATATATTCTAACGTAATGATATTGCTCTCCTTTTTTAAGCAACTCTTCATATAAAAAATTTTCGTCAGTATCTCCTTTTATATAAAGGTTTATAGAACATTCAGAACCAATAAAAGTTCTATCTCTAGTGTTACCTTGACCCGACCATTTTATTTCAAAACCTTCTCCTTGTAAATCACATTCAATAGAAGAACCTGTGTAATCTTTTTGCCAAATTTCAACGTACCAAGTTGTACCTTTTTCGCCTAATATTTGAGTGTGTCTTATTTTACCAAATGCCATTTACCTTTTTTTTTATCTGTAACCTTTTCTTCTATTAGCTCTATCGAACACTATCAATAAATCATCTCCGCTTATTCTTACATCAGGAATAGCAGCTGCACCTCCTCCGCCTAAAGCGTGGTTAGGTATAATCGTTCCGCTTGAACCTGGTACGAATAGTTCAGGTCCTACTTCACCTACCATATAAGGAGTAGAACCCATTACAGGTCCACCTGATGCTCTACCTTCTAAACTACCCCCCATTAAGTTACCTAAAATACCTTTAAACTTTGTAGCTCCACCAAATAATTTACCACCTCCAAATCCAGGGAACATAGCAAATACCGCAGCTAATAAAAGAGCTTTAACTATCATAGCACCAATTTGTTTACCTATTTCATTAAACATCTTAGTCAAACTTTGAATTATAGGCTCGCCACTATTTACTATAACAGAAGTCATATCTATAAAACTAAGAGTTAAATCTTGTAAATATGCTTGTTTTTGATTTTTCCATCGTTGAAAATCTGCTAAATTTTCATCTCTTAATTGTTTGTCTATTAAAAATGCTTCGTAAGCACCTTCACCAAATATAGCATCGTAAGTTTGTTGTAGATTTTTTGTAACTGTACTGACTCTACCGCCTGTACCACCTGTACCACCCTCAGAATTACTTAATTTAGGACTTGTAACGTTACCTGCTGTAGAACCTAATTCATCTAGTAGTTTTAAATAATTATCTAAAGCAGTAGATGAATCTTCAAATTCTGTGCTATTTAATTCTAACTGTAATTTTAAACTAGACAATTCATCTATTAAACCTTCTGAAACTCTTTTTCCATTTAACATTGAAACTGTTAAATCGTCAAATTTAGTTTTCGTAAATATATCATCCTCAGTTAATAAATTGTTTAATTGCTCTTGTGCAGATGCAGTTTCATCTGTTACGACATTGTATTTTTCTTTTATTCTTCTTAAATGCTCAAACGCTTTGGCTTCATTTTCAGTTAATTTTTTGCCAGCAGATGTTTTTTTGTCAAGTAACTCTTGTATTTTTTCTTGTTCAGATTGAAGTTTTAATTTCTTTAAAAACTCTTTATTGTGTAATTTTAAAGATGTTGTTAAATCATCATTACTAACTTTTTCAGCATCTAAATTAGATAGAAAATCAGGGTACTTTGCTTGAAGTTCATTTATTAAATCAAATCTTTCTTGAGTACCTTCTGTAGTCGATTTAATTTTATCAACTAAATTATTTAAAGCTCTGTTTTCTTTTTCTATTAAAGACTCAGATTTACTTACACCTCCATTAAAAGCTACAAAAGCAGCACCAAGGGCTAACAAACCACCTGTAATAGGGTTTAGCATAGAAACTAATGCACCAAAACCTATAAGTACAGGACCAAGTACCGCTAAGAATCCACCTACGTTTATTATTAGATTTTTAGTTTCATCGTCTAGGTTAGTGAATTTTTTTGCTAAATCTGTAATTTTTTTTATTATAGGTGTAATAGCTTCTGATATTAAACCACCAAACTCTAATTTTAAACCTTCAATAGCCGATTGCATTATCTTGAGCTTATGCTCTGTCGTATCGGTCATTATATCATTCATCTTATCTAACTCACCTGTATTGGTTTTGTATTGCCTAGTGAGTTCTCTTACTTGCTTTTCATTTTTAGCAAGAATAAGAAGTTGATTGGCGGCTGTAGCACCTACTAATGCTTCTGCTTGGTTAAGGTCCATCGTACCATCAGCCAAGTGTTTTAAAGTTTGTTCAAACGGTATTCCTTGTTCGTTCAACTTCATAAATACCTTACGAAGTCCTGTACCTGCTTTAGAAGCCTTGATACCATTATCCATAAGAACACCCATCATCGCTGATAGTTGCTCTATATCTATTCCTAAAGCATTTGCTGAAGCCCCTGCGTGACCGAAAGCGGTACTAAATGTACTAAGTTGTATTGATGAATTTGCCGCAGCAGAAGCTAATACGTTAGCCACCCTACCTGCTTCGTGAGATTCTAAGTTAAAAGCGTTTAATGAAGATGCTGTAACATCAGCAGCAAGAGATAAATCTTCTCCTGTTGCAGTTGCTAATTTCAATATAGAATCTTCCATCGCTATAATCTGTGATGGATCGAAACCTTTACGACCAAGAACTAATTGAAGGTCAGCTACTTGTTGGGCTGTAAACCTAGTTGTAGAACCAAGATTTTTAGCTGATTCTGTAAGTTGTTGAAATTCTTTTTGTGTTGCCCCAGTAACCGCATTTACTTTAGCCATCCCCGATTCAAACTGAACAAAGGTGTCCATAGCGGACTTACCTAAAGCGACTAAAGGTGCTGTAACACCAAAAGAAAGTAAAGAACCCATCCGAGCAGCTTGAGAACCGATTTTAGCAAGAGATCGACCTGCTTTACCCATCCCCTTTTCTAACCCTTTAATGTTAGCTGCGACAATTATCGAGATGGTCTTTACTGATGCACCCATTTTATATCTTATTAAATTTAGATTTATTGTATTTCTCGAGAACCTTTTGTATGTGTTCTTTTGAAGCTATTTCTTTTTTAGGCTTATTCTTATTATCCCAAGGAAGAGGTAATACTTCTTGTGGTTTCAACTTCTTCTTAGAGTGAGGCGATAAGCACCCCATCAATACGATTCGAGTTTGTTCCCATTGGTTCTGCGACACCTGTTCCTGGTGCATTTTAAAGCCCTCTAAGCGATTATTAAAAGAACGTGGGGTTAAACTATATAATTCATCATAACCTAACCCCATCATTCCTAAACCTATCTTCTCGAGCTTATCCCAATCAACATCGCCTTCGTCAGAATCTATCTCCTCTCCCTCAACTACTTTCCCTCGCCTTGAGGTTGGTCAAGTTGGAACGCTTCGAATATCTCGTTAATCTTAGAGAACTCTTCGTTATCTAACCACTCTTCAATGTCAGCGATTTTATAAGTAAACTTCTCTCCAATCTTCTTAGCTCCGTACTTTAAACCAAAGTAAGCGATAACTCCGATGTGGTCTATCTCCGATCCTAACTGATTTAATTCGTTTAGCTTTAAACCTAACTTTTTGCAGATTTCTTTTAAGCATAAATAACTAAATCTGATTGGTCGCTCCTGACCGCCTAATTCTACCTTTTTCATTTTTATTTGTGTTTATTTATTAGTATGTACCTTTAACTACTGATGATGTACCTGTTATAGTCACAGAGTAAGTCACATTTTCTTCGACCCCTGCATCCATAGAAAGACTTGATATGTAACCACTTCCTTCCCACCTAACACCTGAGTCACGTTCTGCAAATTTTATAATGACTTCATTACGTTCGTTAATATCATCGTAAAACTCTTTAAAGTCTAAGTCAGCATTAATGTCTTGTAGTGCATCAGATGATAACTCAAACGATTTAAGACCACCAATGTTTTCTTGAAATCCTGCACTATCTTTTGTAGTGATATCTCTCAAATCGTTGTTGAACGATATTGAAGCTGATGTGCTATGAGCTACTGCGTCTGCTCCTGCATCTTCTCCTTCAGTTAAAACTATAACTTCTATTGCACCTTCGTCTATATCGGCTGTACCATTTTCAAAATAAAAAGTTAAATTTTCTTGTGCTACTGCACTTGTATAATCAACATAAGTATAATCTCCATCTACTACTGCTGTTGTAGCTGCATACGAAAAGTTAGAACTAGTAAGATTTCCTGTGATTTGTTGAAGAACAGTTGAAGCATTATTAATAGTACAAGTTAATATAAAAGCTCCCGAAAACAAATCTCCATCTGCTTTATATCCATTTCTAAGTTTAATAGTTCCTGTAGTATCTAAAGGTGATGTATTTTTAACCCTAATTCTAGTTACTTGCTTCACAGCAGCAGAGTACACTCTGTAAACTAATAAATCCGATGCGTTTTTGATTGCCATAATTAATGGATTTAAAAGTTAATACTATGCTGGGTCTGCTGTTAAAGCTCCTGTACCTGTAAGAGAAATAGAATAAGTTGCGTTTTCTTCTACACCTGAGTCTATTGAGATAGAAGTAATTATAGCACTTCCATACCACTCTTGAGTTTCATTACCGAAAGCTACAGTTACTGCTGCCCCTGCTAACCAAGTAGCCCATAATGAACCAATATTTTTAAGAGTAGAGTTTACTTCAGTTCCTTCTTTAAAAGGGTCATTTCCTGTAATAGTATCAGCAGAAACATCAACAAAAGCATCTCCACTTAATTCCCAAGACTTTAAACCTGCAAGGTTTTCTTGCCAACCAAGTGATGATTTTGTTGTTGAATCTCGAAGATCCATATTAATAGAAAGAGAAGCTGAAGTAGCATAAGCGATAGTATTACCATCAGTTCTACCACCGACTCTAATTGCTACGTTTGTTGCATTTTGAATTGCCATTTTTATTTAGTTTTTGATTATTAAACAATTAAATATTACGTTTTT